AGAGCCATTAGTTATGTTCCTTTATAAGTTATAGTAAGCCAACCTTACGGGCTACAAACGTAGCAGCTACAGCTACAGCAGCCCACATAGCGTTAGTTACCCATGTGTTAGTCTGGTTATTAGATACATCATGTTTCTCCAGTGCTGTTACACGCTGCTCTAAGCGTTCAAGTACCTTAAAGGCTCTCTCTTGTGCTGTACTGAAGTGTGACATATCTGATTCAACTACAGCTAAACGTGATATAGCAGCTGTTAGTTCTTTCAGTACAGTCTTCATATCCTGCACATCTGAGTGTAATAGGTCTAGTTTAACTGATAAGCCATTACCAGATGCCCTACGATCAACAAACTGTTGTTCATTATAGGACTGTGAATGTTGAAAGTCTTGTGGAGGGATCATAGGCTCTTGAAAGATAGTTAATGTTCTACATAGTGGTTTACACATTGTTTATACGTGTTTACCATTAGGTGCAAAGAAGTTTAGATACAGTATAACGTATGCTGCATAGTACCCTCTCCATCCTTTATCGTGTTGTAATCGTTTAAGTCTAGTACTGAATGTGTACTCACCTTGTTTAGGAAAGTCAAGTGTTATTAGTGCTAGTTCTGTATAGTTGGCTATTACGTCAATGATAAGTACAATGAACGTAAATGGTGCTAGTATATACCAGAAGCCCTTACGTTCAACCTGTACTGCTAACGGGTATAGTGAGGCTAAGAGTAAACTAATCATGCCCAAGATACCTTAACATAACCTGCTGTACCATGACCACCTGAGTAGTATTCAGGGTAGTAAGATGATGCACCAGCACCACCAGAGGCATTACCAGTTCCGTCACCACCATGATAAGCAGTAGGTGCACCACCAGTGCCTACAATAGAGTTACCACCATATCCACCTAAAGGTCTTGGGTATGCATTGTAAGCACCACCTGCCCCACCTGAAGCTACCACAGTACCATGGAACGATGAGTTACCACCTGAGCTACCGTTGCCACCTGAAGCACCAGTACCTCTAGCACCCACTATAACCGTAATGGATTGCCCTGGTGTAAGCCCTGATACTACAGTGTTACTTACTCTGCTACCAGCACTACCTCCAACACCAGCATTATTAGCAAGGTAGTTACCGCCCCCTCCGCCACCACCACCTAAGCATTCATCTACAGTTACAGATGTATAACCATCGGGTACAGTGAATGTAAAAGTACCAGCAGTAGTCCATATCTGATTTCCAGGTGGTGCTTTACCGCCCATCATCAGTAGTACGTGTCCTAGCATTATGCAAAAGCCTTATTAAGAGCTAACCGGATAGTCATACCTGTAAGTGTGTGTGTACCTGATTGTGAACCGCTAGTAGCAATACGTGTACCAGCAGCTACGTTAGCTCTTGATGTACATAGGTAGAAGCTATTAGCATCAATGACTTCAATGAAGTACGTAGTAGACACTGCTAGACCTGTCGGTAGAGCACCTGTAGTTGCTATCTGGCATCGTTGACCATGCTTGAATCCATGCCCTGTCATTGTAACAACACACGGAGTAGCTATAGTCATTGTAACCGTAGCTGCTGTATTAACAGATACCTGATACACTAACTGATCTTCAGAAGCACCAGCAGTAGATAACGTACCAGCAGAACCACTAGACCACACATAAGGCCAAGCATACGCTAATGTCCTACTACCTGTCTTATCTTGATATACAGTAATAGAACCTGTCTGATCAGCTACTACATTGGTTGGTACACCTAGTGTCCTGTTACCACCTAACTGTACATTGAATGTATTAGCTAGGGAGAAGTCAGGT